TCATAAATTTTATCAAAAACTGGCAAAGCAATAGTAGACAATACAGCAATAGCACCTGTCGCACCAGTAATAGCCCGACCCAAAGTACTCGCAAATTTCATTGCATTGTTAACAGAGGATTTATCAGGCAATTTCTTGGCAGCAACAGCAGTAATAACAGTAACACTAATTACACTAAAAATCTTACAAACGCTTTCAGGTGTAATATATTCCTTCACGCCATCAGTAAGATCACCTACATCTAATTGCGCACGAGGACGTGCCACATACTCAACAAATTCTTTATAATAAGGAGAAAGAAAATCAATCACTTTTTGTATTAGGACGAACTCGACAGCACAATCCTTCAACAAATTGAAAACCAATGAAGAAATAGATAAAGCGTTTGGAGAATGAATAACACTACTCAATTGTAGCACTACACCAAACGCTTGAAAAGCCAATCCAGTCGTTTTAAAAATCCTTTGTGATAAAATAGTATCTACATTCTTAAATATAGCATCAACAATTTCTTGAGTATTGACATTTCCAAACATGCTAACATTAACTAAAGATTGAGCCTTAATAACAAACATGTCCAATATATGTGGTGGTAATGTACCCTCCAAAGTATTTACATATAATTTCTCAATCATTTCACCAGAAAAAGTAGCGGCAAATTGTAACAAAAAGTCAAACCATTCAGAACCATGAGCAGTCAAAAACATACGGTTACCATAAATGGAACCAACAGGTCTAATAACAACAGTCGGGTTAGGATCACACAACAACATTGTGTGAGGTTTTCCTGGATAAGTCAAATTAAAAGAATTGCCGCGAAATATATCAGTAAGAGTGGTCAAATCTACATTCAAATACGTAATCCAAGACTCAGGTACATGTGAACAACTAGCTATATCATGTAAAGGAACATGAGGGACAACTGGTTGTTCGATGTTCAATACCTGATTCAGTTCAGCAGAAGCAACAGGGGTGAGGGAGAATAAAGTGCAAGCATATGTTTGATCATTAACTTGTGACATTACATATGTTTTTACCTTACAAACTATCAGGTAGCTGTGTTCTATTGACGTGTTGTTGTAAACAAGGGGTCAAATAGAAGATCTGATACCTAGTGAAACACACATCGGGACGCTTCCCCACCAAAAGGCTGCCACCACAACGAAACGTATAGCAGAGCGGGAACAACTATACGCCGAATACTCAGTATTCTACAGCCCTTAAAGAGGTAATGCCGCAATAATACACATACACTTCAACTATATATCATATAACGCGTGGGTCGACAGGTTAGCAAACACAAAAAGTCTTCACACACTAGCATGATGTAGGTGTGCACGTAAGAAACAATATAGCTTCCATATATGTATATTACTGGCCTCTAAAAGTTTTAGTTGGTGTTGCACACGTTCTGATATGAGTAATCTATAATAACAGCATCTAGATGAACTTGATACAACAAGAAAGACAATAGTCCTTAAAACGTAAAGGAAATTCATTGTTAAATTGCAAGAAATATTAAGGATCCTAATATACTTGATACGAATCAAAAATATAAATCACAATATGACAATAAATATCAATTACTATAATGGTTTAAATTTCGTGCGGGCCAAACATGGAACGAACAAACTGAAACACCTACGATACATATATTCACTCGTAACATATATACCTACGATGAGACAATTTATTCGTGTGCATGATTAAAC